GAGACCTTACACGGCTTACTAATGCAAGAGTAAAAATTTCCCCCGGCGCCAACCAGGGTACAAAACCTCTTACACTTTAGGCAGTGTAAACATTACAAACAAACCTTTACGGAATGTGGACGTCTGGTTGGACGTGGGAGTGGGTGCCGTGAGCACCCGAAAGGGGGGGAGAGGTGAACAAATAAAACATGCTAACCTAATGACCATAATGCTGGTCACGAGCTTTTGTTGCGGAGAAAACCCAACTCCGGCGGGTCCCTAATGGCCCGTCTTTCCCCCCCTCTAGGCAGAGGGGGGGTGCGTCCCCGAAGGTTCGACTTGGACATTTTAATGACTTGTTTTGTCGGGAGGTTTCCCTACGTAAGTGGGAAAAAGTAGTTCTCTGACTTATAATCCACCTCACCGTTGTACGGTTCGCGTAGAATCATATAAGGCGTACCCTTAAAGCCTCCAAATTGAGTGTCGTCGGCGCCGCTACGCCATAACTTCAGGCCGTCAATGGGTAAACCCGAGGACATGCCATACACAGTCAGAGAAGTCTGTGTCACTCCAGAATCCCAACCAAAATCAGTGACATTAGGCAAAGCGTTGCCACGGTCCTGTAGAAAGGTGGGTAGGGCGTATCTGACGTAGGAGTTAGTGTACTGTGGAATGTAGATCCTGTCCACACCCTCAGGCTCAATGAGGTGCTGTAAAGCAAATTCATTGTACGGAGACTCAGGTTGTATATCGCTGAAGAACCTGGAGTCTGTGCGAACTCCAACCACAATCTGCTGTGCAGCGTCTTGATTGTGGATTGTCAGATTAATTCCTCCTCTCACATACTCGTACATTCGCCCAACGTACGAGTAGTAATCAAACCATTGCTTAAAGTCAATGTTCGTGTTGGGTATGGCAGCCCACTCTGTGTCATAGAAGGTGTCAACCGCAAAAATATCTTGGTTGTCACGTAAAGTGCCATTGGCCACACGAATCAACTTACTACGTAACGCAACTTGTTTCATAGATAGGATTTTCTCCCCTATACACATAGCCGCGTAATCTGTAGTTGCTGTTGGTTTTGTACTTGAACCTATACTCTTGTTAATGATCATAGAGTCGCCCAATTCAAGGCCAGACTGGTAAGTCACACCATCCAGGGTTGCCGGCAGACGGCCAGCCCCGAGGCCAACTGTAACTGTACCATCCTGAGGTAAGTAAGGTGAGTAGCGAGGATCCGTTGGGCAACAAAATTCCATGTCTTCCAAAGCTTTAACCTTCACACCCACGGATATGATTCCGGGGACGGTCGGGTTCTCAGTAACGAGCGCATTCAGAACAAACAGATGAAAATAGCCATAAGGCCTCTCTGTTGACAAATAAGGAACCACAGACGTGAAGGGCAAATCCACTGTAAAAGTGGTGCCCTTACGGATGTCCACAATGTCTTTGTGACAATTAATGGCATCTTGTATGGTATTAATTCGCGACACAGGATAAGTGGTACCCTCTGGATTAATTGGTTCAAAGACCGCTAAATAGCGGCCAGAATGGAACACGGTTTTGGCGAAATCGAGTGTGACACTTAAAGATCCTCTATACTTGTTAAAGAGGTTAGCAATGTATGCCATTGGATGCATAATTACTGCGCTAGTGACATCAGCTCGACCCTTCATCATGAAAGGTGCCAAAGGGAAAGACAAGACGCGAGTGCCAACTGCAGTAGTTGTACTCGTGTTGAACCTGAACACGGCTGCATTTATGCCGCATAGGTATGCAAAGCTCATCTCGTCGTTTTTGGTGAGTCCGATTTCGTCTGTTATCATCGTAGCAGCTGTGGTCGTCATAGCCATTTGATCGGCATAATCGGTACCATCGGTCTGGTTTAGTTTTGCTGCTGAACGTTTGACGTAAACTGTGGGGGTTATGGTTGTGGAAGGCCGAGAATAACCAAAAGCCGACAACACATTAGACCCTACTGCCGAAGCCCACGCAAGCGGCGCCATGATTGAAGTCAATACAGGCACTGCCGCAAAGGAAGTGGCAACAGAAGACAATTGAGCGAGTTTCGATGATATCGGTTCTTTCTTCTCCTCAATCTCCAAATTACCCTGGTACGCCACGGTAGTGACAGCTGTGGGACCCAAGAGGTCAATGTCACTGAAGCTGGCGTAAATTGTCCAGGAATAAGGATTACCACGGTGCAATAAATACTCCGTGATTCGGAAAAAGCCAGTGTCGTACTTCTTGTTCGTGAGGTCAAAATGTGTGTATGGACCCCTATGTGGAATAGAAAGTGCGGCTTCCGTATCAGTGTTGAGATCAAGTTCAACGTGCTCCAATTGAGAAACGTGTCTGTAATCAGATCGCCTCTCCAGGTAATACACATTGGATGGTTGATAACTCAAGACAAGTCTTCCCATAGTAAATTTGTCTGCGTTCACCACAAGTCGAAAAGTGACTGTGGCACGAAGACCCAGATAACCCCTCAATTTATCGAGGTGAAACTGGGACGCCTCAAGAAGGGCGCTGTGGCTGGCAAAGGTGACATTAATGGCGTTTCCAGGTTGTTGTGCACCTTGCAGCAGTGGGACCGGTTGGGAAAGAAGTGCTTCCAACGTCAAGCGACTCCAATCAGGTTGCTTCGTCAGCATAATCTGGGGTGCTCCCGGATTAGTGGCCTCAACTTCCCGAGTGATAGCTTCTGTGCTAAACGATGTGGTAGCATGTTGTGCATCGTCGGTTTTAAGGACGTGATTCTGCGTTGTATCTTCTGAGTCTGCAGTTCCATTTAAAGCCAGGTGCGAGTGAACTACCTCTTACACTTGGCCCCGGGTTCCCCTGGGTATTTCTGTTCCACCCTGGTGGCGTTTGGCACGATGGCCAGGAACGTTACTGTTGAAAGCTAACTCACACATCTTAAGGACCCGGATATGATGATGTGCGAGCAGTGAAACCAGACAACAGCCTCTTGCGTTTTATTCCGTGCGCGACCACGTGGTGTGTCCTAACCCCACACACCAAGGGGGAGTGAACTAACTCACTCCAAAGAGGGGTCAAAGTAATACCCCTCCTCCCCAGTCACCTCCTCCAGTGCAAGCTGGAAAGGGGGTGCTGTGAGCGGAGTTCGGGTGCGACGATTGTGCTCCTCGACCATCTTACTGGACCATTCGTTGTAAACTTCTTCACCGTGAAGCGCAAGCTCTCGGAACGTACGCTCGACGTTGGTCCGGGTGATTGCATCTCCCGAGCCTTTGTCTTTGGTGTAGTAGCTCACCTCCAGCAAGGTTTGCAAATCGAGGGGTGCGACGTACCTGCCTACCCGCGACTCCCACCGGAATGCCCTTTTCAGGAACGAAATCTCAGTAAGAGTGCGGTATTTGGGCGGATTCTGATCCTCCTTGTCAGCGTCGGTGTATTTCACACCGATTGATGGAGCGGCCGCGCGGAGAGTGTCCATGTTGTATTCCTCCGCAACGGCATCAGACACGTTCAGTACGTTGTCGTCACCGTAGACCTTTGTCTCAACCTCAGACTCATACCGAGTAAGAGCCTCTGTTCTGGTTTCTCCTTCCTTCCGCATGATCTTCAGCCACAAGAGCTGGAAGGTTAGCAGTGAGAAAATGGAGTTCATGATTGAGGTGAGCGGGTTCCCCGAAGGTAGCCCGTGGTCGTTTTGGTAGATGAGATCACCCACCATGCACCGGGGTGCAGCCAGAGTTTCAGCAACACAATGCTCCACTCTGCGAATCGCTGGATCCGTGTGTCCTGCCAGGTTCTGCAAGACGTGCATAACTGCTCGCAACAGCTGCCCACTCTGACTCTGGTCGAAGCCCGAGAAGTCCCCTGCAATGACCTTGTTTCCCTTACGGGTCACATCACGTGCAAGGAAGTCCCATTGAGGGCCAAGCGGGTTGATACCCACTGTGATTCCAGAGACGGTGTGGTGCTCCATCAAGTCAGCCACCACCGTGCCATAAAGGCGACGGATGTTAATGACCTCGTCGACGGATGCTGCTTTGACAAGTCGTGCCTTGCCAGCCTCCACCTTGGACAGCGACCTCTTCTCGTCCTTGAGGAACAGCAGGTATGGGCTCTCCGACGGTTTCCCGTTCTTCATGCCCTCCCACTGTGTCTCCGCAGCTGCAATGAGCTTCAGAGCCTCAGGAGCGTTGAGGGTGTAATCACCATCCGTTCCAAGCGCACCTCTCTTCCCAGGTTTGACACCGGGGTTGTGCAGACCATAATAGCCCGCTGAGGTGGCACGCTGGATTGGCTTCAGGGCTGTACCTGGGACGCCCAGAATCCCCTCCGCTGTGGAGAGGACCTTGCCTCGATTCCTGCACACCTGCAAAAGACGCTTCGTCACAAAATAGACGGCGGCGTCGACATCGCGAGGATCGACGGGCACGTTATTGGCGTGCTCGCCACTCAGAGCGATGTGCAGTGGCACCAAATACTCTCCGTTAGAGTTGGTGAAAGGTGCCAGTGGTGCTGGAACTCTCGTTGGGGCGCCTGCCCAGCCATGCATGTAGCTGGGCTTGAGTGCGCTCTTCGTCACGATAATGTTCGTCTTCGTGTCGGTCTTGACAACGTCCAGACTCATGAAGTTGGAAGCCTCATAGTCCGCGTCTTCGTCAATTGACCGTGCCTCAATGGGCGTGTCGAACTTGGAGCACAACTCAACCAGGTGTTCCTGGCAGACGCGCTGGGCAAATGCAATGCCAGCGGTCCCCTTCCCGGCGTACTTATCACCGGCGGCATGAATGCCCACCAGCTTACGTGCCGGGTTTCCACTCTTGTGGTCCACCAACAGACCGCCACAGTCGCCATTCTGTGTGTCGGCCCAATACCAAAACATGCCTCGATGGGTATTGCCCATGACTTTGGCAGTGCTGGTGAAGGACCCCACGACATCATGTTGCTTCATGTAGTCAGGTCTGGGTGGCAGGTAGACGGAGAACGCATGGTCTTGCAACGCAGCGCCTTCGGCTTCCCGCACGAATTTGTCCACGATATCCGCATGATCGGCGACGTACGGGCCACAGTTGACCAGCACGACGTCCTCCGAGGAATCCATACCTGCAATGTTGGCAGGATCCAAGAAGTGTTGGAGCGGAATACGAACCACCTTGTCAGGGCGGCCGTGTGGCACAAAGTGCAGGTTGCCAGAAACAACCCCTGCAGAAGCTTTCGCTTTGATCTGGTGAATGAAATGCTTGTTCATGAGCATTAACTTGCCCTTGACAAACGTCACCTTGCCTGCAGAGTCGTCCTTGAAAGGGTTGGCCTTCTCATTGTACATGTGGTACACGTTGCGCCTGAACACACTCCCTATGTAGAGAGAATCGAACCGGGTTTCACCCCGGGGCGCAGCGAATAGCCACGACTCGTATTTTTGTTCGAGTACGTACTTGGCTTTCTTCCCCTTCAGTTTTGGACCCAGACAGAAGTATGGGTACTCCTTCCACTTGTTCTTGACCATCTCCCGTAGGATCTTGTCCACAATGTGCTTGACATTCGCCGTGCGCATGTTGTTGGACAGGTCGACACCACACTCATTCTCGAGCATGTCGCCTTGGTCTCGCACTCCGAATTGAACGAAGTCGTGGATATCGTGGAACACAAAGTCGGCCGGCATACCAGTGTCTCGCTTCGCCTTACCGAACCAGCCCCTGATGCAATCGAGGGCCTTCCGGATTGGCGGCATGATGATTGGCTCGAGCATCTTGATCACGGTGACCAACATGACGATGAACCTCAGGATCTCAGTCTTGTGTGTGATACCCAAGGACATCAGTTCTTGCCACTGGTACACGACCTCGTCGCGCCACGATTGGAGATACCCGGTTGTCAGCCGTGTGGTCCGACGTGCGCTTTGCTTGGTCCGCGTGCACAAAGATGCTGCTTTCTCAGAAAGAGTGGTCTTGGACCACCATTCACTCCAAGTCATCTTGCGCGTTCCCTTCACTGCATTCATCCTTCTCTGAAGCATGGCATGGTACTCGCGGTCGAAGCGCTCGTCAAGCGTCTCCTTCTTCCCAAATGGCCCAAGCCAGCCTTCATATCCGAGGCGATCCTCCTCTGCCTGGATGTCAGCCAGCTTCTGTGCGGCCTGCGCATGTATTGACTTGTGTAAGTCCGCAGTCCGCTCGCAATGGGCCTGGTAATCCCTCACCAGCTTGTCCTCAAACTCCTGGAAATCAAGGATCTCACACGTCTCCATCTTCTGTTGAGAAATGTCAGTCCATCGTTGGATGTGGAATTCGGACACGTCCGGGTTGAACTCTCCTGTAAGGAGTGATCGGTCCAGACGCCGCTCTTTGAGGGTGCCGTCTCGTGTCTCTGGCGTGCACCAAGATCTCTTCGGGGCCATGATCACAATGTGAGACCACCTTCGCAGGAAGGCCTCTGGCTGAGCGATCTGGAGATCCCAAAACCTGTAAAGGTTGGTGGACCCGAAAATGAACTCGGAAGTGAACGACACGTTGCCTTTCTCATGCAACGCAGCCATGTTCAACTTTGCTGGCACAGGATTGACGAAACGGACGGTGGCAATGCCTTCTGTCTTCGCACCTGGTGCGGGCTTCTGTTGCCCCAGGTCGTCCATGACAGTAAAGAACTGCCCCCTGTAACCGTTCGCATGTTCCTCCTCAATGCAAAACGGCCACACTTCGCTGTGATAGTCCTCGAAAAAGCGCTCTCGTCGCCCTTTGGGCATCAAGCGCAGTCCGAGGAACTTCATGAGCCTCTGCGTAATGAACGACTTGCCGACTCCGGACTCGCCCATCAACAACACAGCAAAGGCCTCGGGCTTGGTCTCAACTCCGAGTCCAACCCGGCTGTGGCACAGCTGCAGCCGCTCAGCTTCTCGCATCGCAGTACGGAACACTTGCGTGCCATAGTGCGTCGTGATCAGCTTGCTCGTGGCCAGATCTCTTCCTCTCTGCACCAGCTTGAGCACGGCCATAGACGAAGTGGCGCTGAGCGCAAGTTTCCCTGCGTCATGCTCGTTAGCCAATTCCATGACCTCGCGTGCCCACTTGTCCAAAGCTTCATTCCCTGCAAAATACTCGCTGGTTTTGGTGTTGAAGATAGCGTCTAAAAGAGACGCACCCCATTTCATCACCAGCTCGATCAGCCCACTGATTCCTTCCGCGATCCTGGGCACCTTTGCAAGGTTCTCAACAAGCCTCCCTTGTTTCCTGAAGACGGCAAACCCAACGCCGCCGACCATGATGGCCTGCATCAGATCTCCGAGGGTTGCGGCTGCTGTTTGAAGCAACCAATCACCAGACTCATATCCGACACTCCCGGAGGAAGTGTGGAAGTCATCGTCTGACCCATCATCCGACTGTGTGGCGTCCTTCTTATCTAAGAAACGCCTGATGCAGTCCTCCATTTGATCAACGGTATCATCCTCTTCGACAGTAAACTCTCCTGCATAGTTCCTCCTGACGTACTCAACCAACCAATCTCGTGCTGTTCTGAACAAGTCTTTGTGAGACACGTAGATCGCGGCGCATCCAGAAATACCGGCAAACACCAGTGCAACCCAGCTTTTGGTTACGTTGTACTGATGTGCAAACACAGCGCACACAATGCAGCACACGGTGGAGATCAGGTAGCGTACGACTATGTCAGAGTCGAACCCAAGCATCAGCTCAACGAGCGACTTGGTGTTGTTGATCTTGCACCGGATGGTGTCAATGATGCGCGTGACGGCAAGCGTGAACGCGTCTTTCTCCATGGAGAAGATGTGCCTGATTGAGAAGTCAAGTAGACCCTCGTAGCCCATAGGACTTTGATCCTTGCGCTTTTGTAGCATCTTCTCCCTTCGGTCCAACGCGCGAGTACCCTTGCATTTCTTCGGGTTGACCCACCGCGTCTTGCGGTTCCGGAACACTTTCTGTTCTGATGTTCCAGATGTATGGACCTGTTGCCGCGCTTCCGCAAGCTTGCCACCCTTGGGGAGTGGTTTGCTGCGTTGCTTGGCTGCGAGCTCGACCGTCTTTTCGATGTGGTCGGTGCTCGGCGGAGCAATTGGTTTGTCCTCAAGAAGGACTTCGCGCACCGACTCGCGGATTGCGATTTGCAGACGAGCTGCGATTTGTGCCTCGAAAGGCGGGGGGGGGGGGGTTTGTGGAAAAT